CCGTAATGTGTGGCGACCGCCCTGACTTTCTAGTCGGGGGCGGTGCCGGAAGATGGCTACGCGCCAAGCTTAATGATAAGCGACGCCGATTCCAGATTCTGGCCTCACTGAAGCAGACCAAGAGGTCAATGCCACGCCCCGGCGCTAAGGAGCTGAAGGAGGCCACTGCAAAGTTCCTCGACACGATAACAACCCCACCAGTACTGCCGGACCCCGTCTACCCGGTTCCCTGGGCTGAGTACGAGTCGATGCACCCTAAGGTGAACGACGTCGTCAACCCGGAGAACCTAGTGAAAGAGATCCAGCGTACTGTTATCGAGGTGTTCGGTGATAAGAAAATCACCGTCGCGGAGCGGACGCAGGCATTCTTCCCGAGTACATCGGCCAACTATATCAGGTCCCGTAAGGAACTTGGTGCAGTTGGCGAGATACTCGAGGATGCCGGCCTTTTAGCAGATCTGAGGAAGCCTGGTGGCTTAATCAAGGTAGTGGAGAAACAAAAAGATAGTGAGGTTATTAAGAGAGTGCTAGATATAAGTAGCGAAGATGAGACTTACCCCGGCGAGGCCAAGCACAGGCCAACAATGCCGGAGGAGGACGAGCGTGACGAAGTCAACTGCTCGGAAGTACCGTCTGTCGAGGTGAAGGACTTTCAACAAGCCTTCAGCACCCTGTGGTTCCGACTCATAAGAAGGGCTATGGACGAAGAGCAGCTGGCAGCGCCAGTCGCACTCTCCGAAGCTCTCAAGGTCAGGATTATTACCAAGGGGCCACCAATGACTCAGACTGCACTAAGGACCATTTGGCGAGTCATCCACTCCCGCTTAAGGAGCCACCCTGTCTTTCGATTAATAGGTGAGACAGTATCAGAAAAGATCATCCTCGATGGGTTAGGTAGCGTCCTCAGAGAGAACGAAACCTATCTATCGGGTGATTACTCCGACGCAACGAACCAGATATTCAGCTATGCCTCAGAGGCAGTAGCCGACCAGCTCGCAAAGTGTCTTCACCTCGGTGAGATCGAACGCGACCTTTTCAGGAAGTCGTTGACCGGACACCTATTTGAGATGCCTGATGGCACTCTTAAAAGACAGGCTCGAGGGCAGCTCATGGGAAGTGTGACAAGCTTTCCCGTTCTTTGTCTGATAAACGCCGCCGTGTGTAGATGGGCCATGGAGATTCATGAGGGCCGAAAGATCTCGTTAAGAGACTGTCAGCTCCTTGTCAACGGTGACGACTGCGTAATGCGGTCGCGCATCGGGATCAAGAGAATCTGGGCACAGGTATGCGCGGTGGCAGGGCTAAAGGAG